TCCAAGGCGACAACCGCCCCGTGAGCATTGACATGCATAACGTCATGCTGTTTGCCGCTGGCATCCAGGTCGTCAGTAGACGCGATGTCCGTGCGAAGCTGGGAATCGGTTGCGTCGAGAGCGCCGGGGTAGGCGGTAGCCATCAGTCAGCCTCCTACGGCGTCAGGTCGATAGTCCAAATACCTGACGCGTTCCAAGTGATCTGGAACGTGCCGGCCGAACTCGCATAGTCGGCACCGAAGTTCACCAAACAAATCAACGGATCGTTGGTCAGCGTGTCGTCATAGACGACCGCCGCACGGGCCGACGAGATCGTCGCCGTAGACCAAGTGGTGTCAGCGGCGTCAAACTTCAACGTCCCCGAAGCGTTCGCCAGGGTGATAGACGCGAGCGCCACACCGCCAGCCGAATAGTTAGTGCCGGAAACCTCGTTGCCGGACAGGTCAGACCAATGGTCGTGAGTCTCGAAGTTGGGTGTCGATGAGTTGGTAATCATCGCCACCTTGATCGTGTCCGACCCGGTGTTCACCGCCAACTGCGATGCGTCGAGGATGTCTCGGAAGGTGAGGACAAATAAGCCTGAAGCTGTTACTGCCATTTACTCGTCACCTCCTACGGCGACCTTTATTTCAACCGACTCGGGAACCACATTAGCGTCTAAACGCCCATCCCAATGCTCGGTTTGGACCCCGCCGAACTGGCCGTCGGAATCTCTGCGAACCTTCGTGGTCTTAGAAGTGCCACGGCGAACCAGGAAACCAACAGAAGAATACTTGCCCATCAGTAACGGACCTTACGCGGCTTACGCCGTTTCATCTGCTTCTTTGGTTTCGTCTTGTTCGGCACAGCATCATCCTAGTGGTTGGCGGGGACCGGAGCCTCTGCGCCTTACTCCGGCCCCCGTCAACGACTGTTACCGGGACTAGCTGTTAGCCCCGATAGTGGAGGTTGTCTCGATCCTACGGATCGCAGCCTCACGGAAGCGGCCGTAACCGCACATGGCGTACCAGCCAACCGGCTGGAAGCGACGCAGGCTGTCGGTCACAGGACCGAACACCACCGACGGGTCAACCCCGTACATGGTGGAGTAAGCCTTCGCCATCGCCTGCTGGCCGATGATAACGCTGCCATAGGCATCGTTGGTGGTCGAACCACCGTCGGCAACCAGGAGGGCACGGGGAGTTTCGATCATCGTGACGCCATCAAACGTCCCGATAACACCCTTCCGAACCTTGTCAGCTTCCTGACGGATCTGGAACGAACGCAGGTCGGCCACACCGGTCTGCCCGATGAAGTCGTAAGCCACATCCGGGTGACAGAATCCGACGTAGTAGCCGTCGTTGAAGGTAGGAACAGCAGCGGTGCGAAGCGCCGCGACTTCCTCCCTGACAGCCGACGATGTGAAGTTGTTGCTGGTGAGCAACGCCCCACGGGTTGACTGTCCGACATATGTGACGTTGCTGCCGGCGTAGAGCAGGTCTGCGACGACCTGATCCAGAGAATCGGCTGCGTTGTATCCGACGATGTTCGCCGCGTCGGAATCGACGTTGAAGAACGACTGGCCTCGAAGGGCAGCCGTCGTCACCACGGCGTTGCCGTACTCTACGAGAGACACCGTGACGGTGCTGTCGGAGAGGGCAACTGCGGTGACATCTGATGTCTCGGTGAGCGCCGATGTGGCCTGCGAAAGATCAGCGTAAATAGTGAACGTCACCCCGGACCCGCGATGGGTCTGACGGGTGGCTTTCACCGTCGCGTAGTCCTCATGCAGGGTGTTAGCCCTGAGAGCGAAATACGCTAGCTGTTCGAACGCTACCTGGTCGGACGCGACCGATGACTTTTGCGTGTAAGCCATCTTGTTTGTTTGTCCTTAGGGAACAGGAGGCCCCTAATCTTGAACGTCGAACTCGAATCCGTGAGAACGCATCAAAGCCTTTAGTTCGGCTTCGCTTTTTGTGGCACGAATCTTCTCGTTCAGGTCCGGTGGGATTACCGCCTGTCCCTGAACTCCCGCCTGAGCGATCCTATTCTGAGCCGCTAGCTCCTGGTGGAGTGTGATCGCCTCACCCGTATTGGGTGCTGCAACCACATCTGGCGTCCCAAACTGCTGGGCTTGCCCACCTTCGGTGAGAAACCCCGCTTCGACCGCTGCGGCCCGGATTGGCTCCGGGTCGATCTCACCGTCGTACCCCTTTACGAAGTATGACTGGCGAGGATCATTCGGGTTGATTCCTGCCGACCGGAACGCTTCTGTCCGCTGTAACCCTGCTAACTGGGCTTTCAACTCGGAGTTTTCCGACTCCGCTGTTTCTACCCGGTCTTCAAGATTTCGCCGCCAGGGGCGTTTCGGTTGACCGTCCTCGTCTAGTCCGACGACCTCGGTTTCGGTTGCCTCAGCCATCTATGTCCGCTCCCTCCGGTTTCACACCAACCCGGGCGGCGAGCTGGTGGCCGTGACACAGATAGCTCTCACCCGTAGGCGGCCAGATGCGTCTGCGATAACCATAGCAGATGATTACAGGCGTAGGAGTTTCCCAAACATCCGTCCGGCGAGCAAAGCCAACACAGTCGCTATGGCCGCTGCTACGAGCGCCGTCTGAGCGATGTCCGCTCTTGAAGTCCCATAGGTCGGTGACTGGGCGATCATCTCCACACCGAAAGTCGCCACACCACAAAGCACAGCCCGTGTCCACATATTGACACGAAGGCCGGCTGCTGCGACCACGGTTGCGATGGCCGCTGTGAAACCACCTGACCGGAGGGCGTTGACCCAATGGTCGCCTGTGATGGATGACAGGTCGCCTTCGCTCATGGCGGTGAGGCAACCCAGGAAGGTGCTGGTGAGATGTGTTTGCGGTTGCGCCGCTTTGATTCGTTGAATCATCTATTGCGCTGTTCCTAGCCCGGTGTAGCCGCCTCCGGTCATCGCCGGGCCGCCTCTTTGGGCGAAATCTGCGAGGCGTCGCTGCCGGCGTGCTTCGATACGTCGAGCCGCCTGCGGATCAGTACCGAACTCCGCTCCGACAAGTTCCCCGCGGGTGATGTCACCGCTCCAATCAGCGTCAAAAGTACCGACCTGCCCGTCCACCCTGACCGTGGCTACTCCTGGCCGACCGGTCGCCGGGTCGATGTTGAACTGTTCAGACGCGGTTTCCTCAGCCAGCGTTGACGGCGCTATTGCTTGGAACCCCCGACGAGCCGCTGTTTCAGTAACCCCTGCCGCACGCAGACGTTCAGCGGTTTGACGGGAAACAGAACCGAACCCAGTCTCGACGGCTATCCCGCCGATCCGGGCCGCTCCTAACTTTTCCCGTTCTTCAAAGATGTTTGTGGCTCTCTCCGGGTCCAAATAATAGGCAGTCAAATCACCGTCTGTGATCTCAGGATAGTACGTCGATAGTTCCTCCCTGACCTCGGAGGTCATCCGGGTTGTCGCCTCGACAGCCAGGGCGACACGCTGGTTGAACTCGTTGACGGACACATCGCCGCCGATCAGCGCACCGAAATCGGAGGGTTCGTCGTAGAACCCCGGGTCGATGCCAGCAGCGTTCATTATCTCGATGTAGCCGCGTTCCAGTTCGATGTAGGTGGCTTCGGTGACGGCCCGGCCGGCTTCGGACAGGGCGGCCATGCCGGGGAACCGGTCTTTGTACGGGTCTGATTGTCGGACGCGTGCCCACACGGCAGCCGCGTCCCCGGTGGTCACCCACAGGTTGATGAGGTCGAGGTCCGGGTCGTTTAGAAGTTCCCCTAGCCCGTAGGTTTCGAGGATGTTGCGAACGATGTCGGTGGCGCTTCGTAGCTCCGTGCTAGAAGGCTCACCGTCGGTACCGTCGCCAATGGTGGTAACGACCCTGGTCTTCCGGTCCACGATTTCGGTCTTGTCGCTGTCGAGGAACGCTTTGATGTCGCCACCCGGGGCGGTGAGCAGTTCTGCTTCTTCAACGGTGATCCCGTAGGTTTCTGCCACTAGGGCAGGCGTGACCCGGTACTGGAGAATGTTGTGCCGGATTTCCTCAATCATCCCCCACGGGTCGCCGGATTCCTGAATGGCGTTGACCCAACCTTCGACCTCGTTGGCGGTCAGGCTGCCTTCGTACCCTGGGGCCACACCGGGAAGGTCACCGAACGTGGCAGCCAACTCGA